TTCGACATGATTGAATTGGAGAATCAAGAGGCCAAGTATGGACGCGCTGGAATCTGCCTCCACGGGGGCGGATCTGCGAATGGCTGGCCGGGCGCATGGGCGCCTAAGCAACCACTGGTGCCAACTCATGGCTGTTGCAGGATCTTTAACATTGATCTTCGCGATAAAGTATTACCGCTAACCAAGACAGGTACTGTATTTCTGTCGGTTTTTCAAGAAGGCTAATCAACATGCTTCCATATTTTGCGCAAACGAATTGCGCTAATTATTGGCTGACTTACACCGTATATCTGGGCTAAGTCAACTTGCCTTTTATTGCTTGCGCGTATAGCTAATATATCAGCTTCAGTAAGCTTACTGGCTGGGTTTGCAGTGCCATAAAGAATTGTGCCGTGCCTGATTTTGTCGGCTTGATTCTCGGCCTTGGTCCCCCACGCTAAATTATCGAGCCTATTATTACTCGGGTCTCCATCAAGATGCCTGACCTCGCAATTTTCCGGGCGAGGACCAACAAACGCTTCAAGTACCAATTGATGGACAGGGCGTTGCTTATCTGGATTGCGCAAAAGAACTCGTTTATATTTTTTGCTCCTTCCCGAGGAGGACGGAGTGAAATAGCGAATTTCCGTCTTCCTCCAGCCAGAGTTAGCTCTCACCCATCGATCCAAACTTCGCACTCGGCCAAAGTTGCTCACTTCGTAAACGCTCTCGTATCCAGCGATGGGCCGCCATTCTTCTATGATTGACATGATGCCTAGTCCTTGTAGGTGTCCGTGGGCAGGGAATTGCAGTTCCGCTGCCCTTTCATCTTATCTCAAGAATCAGGAAGGATGAGCAAGCAATCCTGGTTTAATGCCTTGTGCTACGAACTAGGCTTATGGGCCGTCGAAAAGCGGCCCTCTCTTGCTTTGCAGCCATGGTTCAAAATGCTCATGGCTTATTGCAGGCCTGATTGGGCAGAGTGGAAAACAAAAATTGTTATGGAGAAAATCGACCAACAAACAACTGCGTTGGTCAAGCAATGGGGAAAAGAAGAGCGTGAAACAAAAGCAAATGCTCTCGCTGAAAAGGCCCATGAGCTTTTCCCTGATGCAAAAGTCACTCCTCTTCCTGATGCCATCGTTCCATCTGTGCTTATTGAAAAAGCCCCGCCAGCGGACGCTAGCGAGGCCGTCAAAGCTCTTGGCGGAGAACTAAGGATTACGTACCAGCTCCCAGGCCCAGAAGCACCCTGAGGCGCTTCCATTTGGCAAGCTCCTTCTCGTGATAGTCTTCCCATGTAGCAATGGTTTCACTCAGGGCCTTACAAGCCATTGCCGGATCATCATCTGTTAGCAGCTCAGCCAGAATGTCTGAAAGATGTTCGGTTTGCTGCTTGTACCACTCGCCTTCTGCAACAAATGGGAAAGCCATGAGAAAAGGGCAGTATGATGCTGCCCAAGCATAGCTTCAATATGATCCGCCGTCGATGGTGGAATTGACGATGGTCACGCCACTAAGCGTAACGTTTGAAATGGTGCCGCCAGTAATAGTCACACCGCTAGCTGCTTGAACAGCGATTGTGCCAAGCTCTAAAGCACTTCGTGCGCCTGATGCAGATGATGCTCCCGTGCCACCATAAGCCAGTCCAATAGCAGTACCCTGCCAAATGCCGGTGCCAATAGTGCCAACGCTTGTCAGGCTTGAAGAGACAACGCCAGCACCAAGAGTTGTACCCGTTAATACAGACGAACCATTGATATAGAAGGCTTTGCCACTTGCAAGATTAATATGCTCACTACTTGTCCAAGCATCCGTAGCATCCACCCAGGAAAACGTCTTGTCCGTTGTTCCTTTTAAAGTGATGCCACCACCATCAGCGCTAGCGTCAGAAGGCGATGCAGTAGAGCCAAGTTCTAAATTCTTATCATCAACGCTAATTGTCGTACTATTAACAGTGGTGGTAGTGCCATTAACGGTTAAATCCCCGCCAATTGTTACAGCGCCAGTTGTAGTAATTGTCGCAATAGTAGCGCCACTTAAATCAACTGTTCCAGTGAATGTTTTGTTGCCACTAATTGTTTGATTGCCAGTGAGATTTACAAAGGCTCCTTTGCCAGCGATTGCCTCAATGGTAGTAGCAGTGCTGTTTTGGCCGCCAGTTCCTTTTCCGTAATAAAGCGTATCATCAACTTCATTAAAGGCTAATTCTGCATTGGCTAAACTTGTCGGAGCACCAGCAGCGCCACTTGCACGACGCTTAATCCGTAAAGTATTAGACATCAGAAATTGCCTCCATCAGTGAGAAGAGTTTTAGTGATTGTTGCATCTGCTTTGAACTTAGCAGCGGCAGCATCGTAGTAAACTACACTTCCATCAATCTTAGCGGTTTCGTCTAAATTAATTCCTTTTTCCCCTTGAGGACCAATGGCCCCTTGAGGGCCTTCACCAAAAAATTCAAGCCTTGGCGATGGTGGAGGAGCTTGTATTTGTATTGTATTTGCTTCTTGACTAACGACAACAGAAGCGTCTGCCGTTTCTGCAATTGAAACGATGGAAGAAGACTGTTGTACGACGACTGTCATTTGAAGCTCAAGCCAAGATTAACAAAGGCATTTCCTTCAACTAAATAATATGCGCTATTGTTAGGCTCAGTTACTAGTACGTCATACTGTCCTTGCTGTGTAATGCCACTAGTCCCTGAGGCTTCTAAACGAATTTTGAATATACCACTAGCTTGATTGATATACGTTACTGCAAAATCAGCAAGCTTCGTATTGCCGAGACGGTCGTACAATTTAGACGCAACGGTGTAGCCGCTCATGTTGACCGGCACACCAGAGGCGTCTTTATATTGCAATTGAAGCTCAAAAGTTGCGCCTTGATAAATCGTAATATCGTGCTTACCTGGCGTAATCATGATGAGCTTTTTCTTTCATTGTAATGCGCTTCTGGTTAAAGCGTTTCAATCCAGCCCAGCAAGCCAGTTGCTTTGGCATTGCCAGAGCTTGTCACCGTAAGAAACAGCTCATCGCTGACTCCGCTTCCATTGACACCCAAGGAAAGGCTAAGCCCATCTTGCACGTTAATCTCCACTGAACCAGCGCTGTAATAAAGGCCAGCATTAACAGTGGTGCCGCCAGAAACAATGCTACCGGCAGAAGTGGTTTCCACATTCCCCCTGCCATTGGCACTAGCGGCCCAAGTAACACCAGAAGTGGTTGGATTACGGCGAAGTTTCCATTCAATTGTAGTATTATCCTCCGTTACCAAATCAACTTTTACGGGAATAATCACATTGTCGGTGCGGCCACTTGCCATGCGAATACCAGCAACAATGCGCTCGCCAGTTGTATTAGGAATTACGCCTAGAGCAGGGGCAATTGTATACACTTCGCCGTAAAGTTCGTATCCGCCTTCGCTTGCAACCGTAGAGCAGATTTGTTTCATTGTTGCACCACTGGCGCTTGTTGTATGCTTAGCGATGCGATAGGTTTGTGGCAATACTGCCGCTGTCATATAGACACTACTAATATTATTTGCATGAAGAAATTCATGGCAATAATAATATTCGCCATCAAGAATAAAGCCACAACGTGCTCGTCCTGCCCCTAGCCATTCAAGATCAGTAGTGAAGATATTGGCCTTAGAAAAATCAAGCCACGAAGCAGTGTCAATATTCCATTGATCCTGATTAACGACGTTTTCAGTGACAATGCCAGAATATTTTCCTCTGACAACAAACTGAAGAGTGGTGCCACTGGCACGAAGAATGATTCCATTATTGTCATCAAATAATCCCACTTCCTGAATAACACCACTTGCTGGTACTGACCCAGCAAAACTTTGAATGGAAAGCAAAGATTTCCCTGGCTGATAAGGAAATCTTCGGCGAGTGCGCCTCATTACGCTGTCACCAGATGCAGTGGTGACGGTCATATTGATAGAGCTTTGATTTGCATCATGAACAGACGATGCAGAGCCAGTAATTGTTTCATTCCACACATCACTGCGCTTGTCGTAACGAAGCACGGAATCAAACAATGTATAGGGTTGGCTCACGCGCTTGCGTGCAAACGCATCCACTTCCCCGCTATCAATGCCACGGCGCATAATTTGTCCGCGATAATCAGCGGCAATCGCTGTTTCAAACTGCTCTCCACCCCTATTAACTTGTCCCATGATGTCTATGCTTTCTTCCCATTGTAACGACAAAAGAAAAGGGGCCTTTTGGCCCCTTTATTATTTGCCTTGTCCTCGCGTAAGTTTACGTCCGTGACTAGCTTTACTATGTTTTCCTTGGCCTTGCCTTGTAAGTTTTGGCTTGCCAGTTTGATGCAGCTTTTGCCCGCTAATACCAATCTTTGATTTTGCGGCCATTTATCAAGCCCAGGGAAGGCCAGTGCCAGTTTTCGGCTCACGCTGCTGTTCAATTTGCTGAGCAAGAGCGTCTTCAATTTCGGCAACTTTTTCGTCGCCAAATTTGTCCTTCACCCAGCCGATGACAATTTCGGGGGTGAGCTGAGCATACGGAATGGCTTCGTCTTCTTCGGGAGCTTCAAGACCAAGACTGCCATAGGCCGAGCTTGCATAAGTGCCATCATCGGCGGAGATCGTATAGTGAACAGTGCCCACGTAACCATTTGAAAGCGTGCGGTCCATATTGGCCACCGCCCATTGATAAGTAATTGCCATGATTAAAAAGAATGGTCTTTGTTAGTTTAGCAATGAAAAGAAAGGCGGTTTCTTCGGAAAACAGCCAGAGCTAGTAGTGACGTGGACTAACGGGGTTTCCAGCGGACAAGGTTCCGCAAGGTCACAAGTGTGTACCTAGTCCACTCATCACCAATTGAGCCATCAATGGGGTACAACTTGCTGTACCACCAGGCGTACTGCTCGGGATTGATCTCCTGCAACCGTTCAAGCATTTCTGCGATGTCAACACAAAGATCGGGGTCAGGCCAAGCTTTGTCGGCTACCTCCATCAGGTGATCAACAAAGCGTTGAAGCTCCTCACGGCTACCGAAGATTTGCTCGTACTCACCATCGGAGTCGTTGCACAGCAGGACTTTGCCGTTCTTGGCCCAAGCGTAGTGCTGGTAGATGCCTTCGCTTGGGTCGTAATAAAAATCTGGAAAATGATGTGAACTCATCTGCCCAAAACTAAGGAAATTGGCGCGGTAGTCTGTAAGCCATTCTTCGCCCATCAACTCTACCAGCTCTTCGCGGGTCAAGTTGTGGATCCATTCAAGACAAACTTTGAAACGCCACTCGTTTTCCTCCGGTGTAATGTCGTCAAGCATACGAGTGAAGGGGACTACCGAGTCTCATGTACTTGACAGGTTAGACCCAATGTGCTATAGTGGTGTTAAGGGGAGAGATCCCCACTGCACCTAGAAAAATGAATTACCGCACAGTTAAGGCTGTTCGAGACGAGCTGCATCGCCGTGGTGGTTGGCTCGAAACCATCAAAGACACCGAACGACCTGAGTACGCCCCGCATCTTTCTTTTGAGGAGTCGGGATGGATTCATGGGATTTGGATCAAAGATGAGTTGCTTGCTTGGGCAGTTGAAAACTTGAACTAACCACTGGCCCGCCTTAGAGCGGGCTTTTTTGTGCCGGGGATCCTGCAATACAAGACCCGCTGGTCGGGGAATACAGGGGGCCTCGCAGTGGCCATCGACCCCCCGGCAACCCTTTTAGTGAGTAGGACTTAGATGCCTGCCGCAGTTAAACGAGCTTCCAAGGTTTCGATCTTGGCAAGTGCTTCCTGCAGTGCAGCCGTAAGCAGCGGCACCAGCTTGGACTGGTCGATGCCTTGGTAGATCGGGTTGCCGTCAGCATTTACCTCATCCTTGGTGCCGGTAACGGCTTCGGGTACAACAACCTGCGCTTCGTGAGCAATAAAACCATCAACTGTTTGATCAGGAAACTCAACGAAGTTATAACGGCAGGGTTTAAGCGCCTTAATCCTTGAGATTGAGTCAGCCAAAGGAATAACATTTTCTTTCAACCTATAATCAGAGCTTGTGTTGTAACGAACTGCTGATCCACTCCAATCAATACTGCCTCTGGCAGTAGAGCCGCCAGAGCTAAATTCGATCCATTGCGTAGCGGTATTTAACGTTGTAACGTCAATACCCAGGCCATACTCTGAGCTTCCGCCCGCTGCAGAGATGTCTACTCTTGTTGTATTGGCTCCAACTTGAGATGTTGTTCCGATGAGAACACGCTGATTGGAATCAATACGCAAGGCTTCAGTTGGGCTGCTGGCGGCATCTCTTGTAGTGCTGAACACTAATCGCGTTGGAAGGTCACTACTTGGAGTAATTCCATCAATTTGCGCCTGTATTGATGCCCCGTTGTAATAAGTTCCCGCAGCTCCGCATCCTCTAAAGATTACTCCGCCAATCGTGTCTGTAGATGACAAAACAGTTGGTGAAGCCTGTGTGCCA